ACAGGCCGAAGCGCTTTCACCCTTCTTGAAGGGGTGGAAGGCTTCGGCCTACCTGAGTTTGAGTATAAGTTAGCTGATAGCCCTAATGGTGTTGGCTCGGTTATGCAGGGGCAACGCGTGAAAGAGCGCGAAATTTACTTGCCCCTGCATATCCAGGGCAAAGACCAAGAAGAGGTTATGCGGCGCTGGGGGCGACTGCAACGCATCACTAACCCCGGCATGGGTGGCTGTATTCTGGAAATAACACCTGAGAATCGCGCGCCCCGTACTATCCCTGTCCTATATAAGGAAGGGTTGCAGGGTAACTTTGGGTCTTCATATCGCAAGATTTGGTACACAATGGGTTTGAAGTTACTAGCGCTAAATCCTTATTGGTCTGGTAGTACACAGACTCTTGTGTGGAAAACGCAGACTAACTCTAAGCCGTTTATTAGTGGTGGTGCACAGGTGAAGACACATAAGTTCTTCCCTGTTATCCTGGATGCTTCCGCCGTGGCTACAGGTAAGCGTATTCAAATCAATTCAGACCGCCCGGTTTACCCTATATGGTCTATGACCGGCCCAATTACGGACTTGAAGATTCAAGACGCATCGGGTAGGCAGTTAGGGTTTTCGGGGCAAATCGCACCGGGTGACACACTGACTATCGACACTGGAACTTACGGTTTATCCTACGTTCGCGGTGGCGTTATCCAAGCGTCTGATGATTCGCTGTATTCGCGGCTCGGTGATAATTCGGAGATGTTCACGCTACCGCCGGGCGAGTCTGCTATTCGAGTCACCGGCGCGGGTATGACCGCTCAATCACGTATTGAGTTGTCCTACACACCGCTGTACCTATCAGGTTATGAAGGGGCGTAATGCTTACCACGAACTTACGCGATCCCAATAAAAACGCGTCTCGATTGATTCGATTCACTAAGTTATCGGCTGTGTTTCGTCTCAACACACCTACCACGTTCACGGGTACGCTAGACCCATCGTCTACGCAGTTTTTTGACCGCATCGCCCCCGGCTGGGGTGTGATAGCGCGTGATGACGGTGTTCAGTTTGGTGGCGACCTTACGAAGATTCATCGCAAGAACGATAAGGGCATTCCCACCTGGGAGCTAACCGGCGTAGGCGATTTGCAGGTTCTCGCAGACCGGCTTACCTACCCTAACCCGGCTAAACGTGAGAATGAGCAGGACGTTTCCCATTACCGCGATAAGGGTCAAGCCGGGTGGGTCTTATATAAGCTCATTGAGCTAAACGCCGGTTCGCGGGCGCTACCTGAACGGCGTGCGCTCGGTATGGAAACGAAGTTTATCAACGCCGGTAGTGAAGTCTCAGTTGAGACACGGCTAAAGTCGTTACTTGAGACGTGTCAGACCCTAGCGGCGGCAGGCAATATGGTTATCGAAGCCTATCCGCAACCGAAAGGTTATCTTATTGTTGTTCGCCCGCCTACCGTTCGCGCTAAGTCGGTTGTGTTCACTCAGCAAGGCGGCGAAGTTCTCGGATGGGAGCTAACTAACAGCGCACCTACGGCTACTACCGTCGTTGTTGGCGGGCAGGGCGAAGGCGCGTCCCGAACCCTTGAGACGCGAACACGTCCTAACGTTTGGGGTAGGCGTATTGAGGTCTTCAAAGACCGGCGCGATACGGATGAAGCAGCAGACTTAGAGAAAGCCGCGAACGAAGAGCTAGACAAGGGCGAAGCTGAGCAGACGATAAAGCTAGAGTTTCGAGAAACTGAACGTCTCAAGTTTGGCGTGAATTTCCAAATCGGAGATACGGTTACCGCCGTCTTAGCGCCCGGCTTGCAAGCGACGCTACCAGTTACGCAAGCAAAAGTTGAATGGGATGGCTACCAGAACCGTTCGGTTTCTTTAACGCTTGGCTCTGTTGATGACAATTTGCGTGATGTGCGAATGCGCAAGCTGTTTAACGACATTTCGCACATCTCAACT